CCCTCCGCGTGAGCAGCGCCAGTTTGGATATGGCACAGAGCGCCATTCTCGGTCACGGTTAGCCTTGAGTTTACGCCATAGGTCGATAAGCCATCTCATGGCAAAGCCTCCACGCTGTAGTTGCTCGAGGGTGACTTCCAGCCTCGAGGGACTTCCCCTCGAATATGCGACGGATCTACCCACAACAAGCGATTGTTTGGGTATGCGATCCATTGGCCGGAATCTAACGCGATGATGTGATGATCTTTGCTCTGGTCGGGGATCTCTGACCATCCACCGTTGGCCCAGAACACCGAAAACTGGTACACGCCAGGACGCTGGACGCCATCACGCCCGATCGCCTTTACGCGGTGGTTACGCAGGAACTGCATCTCGCGCACTTCGCAGAACCGGCTAAAGCTGTCCCACCACACGCAGATGTCGAGCGGCAACGGGTCGCAGGGCTTGGAGCAGATCGCGTGTATCGGCATCCTGGCCCACATAGCGCCACACTCGAGCATGACGCTAAACATGGGTACGCGCATTGGCTCCGCTCTGAAGCCTAGAACGGTGGCCAGCGTGAAGTCGCCGTGGCCCTGCTCCTGGTCATATAGGAACTCGTTTCTTATGTAAGCCGTGGTGTACGGCGTATCTACCATGAAGCTCATACGCCCCTCGCACGGATGGCGGTCGCTACACCGCTTGGGCAGGTATCACAGCGCGGTTCGTAGGCTTCAGCGACTTTGGCACACGCTTCTCGCTCAATTTTTATTGCCATGTTCACAATTATTTCTAAATGCGGCGTGGATAACGTCCACGCTGCAAAGCCAGGATCGTGTTTTAACGCTTCTCGCGCCAGTCGGATGATGTCGTCGCGGGTCATGGCTTCTTCTCCGTCACTTCGCACACGCCAATCTCAACCATTTTGTCAAAGCAACATTCCATGCAGAACCGCCGCATGGTTCCGGTATCAGCACGGCTAAATGTAATAGTGCTAACAACGGTTCCGTGCGTAGGGCAGTCATACTCGGGCTGTTTGATAACTAATCCGTCAATTGGCATTGTGATGTCGTCGCGGGTCATATCAATCCCTCTTTGCGTAGTTGTGCAATGGTTCGCACCATGCCCTCAAGGTGAGCAAGGCGCACGTTAAACGGATCGCGGTCGGTATGTGAGCGCCGGTCTACGGCGTCATGGCAAGCGGAACACGCCCAGGCGCCTAAAGCATCGTCAGCCTTCAATCCCATGCCGCTAACCCCTGATAATCTTATGTGGGCCAGCACTACCGTTTCGGAATTGTGGTTGCATATGCCCTCGAGGCGCACCATGCAAGCTCGACCTCTGGCTTGTTTGCGTAACGTCATAACAGCTCCGTTGCGTAGTTATGCCAGCTGGCTACCAATTCCGGCCAGTTGGCGAAATCTTGATTAAGTTGTCGGTTCTCAATCTCAAACGTATCGGCTTTTAGCTTGAACGACGAGCCATCGCTACGCTCTCGAACCGTGTCTTTGTGGTACACCGTAGCGCGGTATAGGAACGATTCCTTGGTGATCCATCCGCAGAACGTCAGCTCGCTGTTAGTTTTGTTGAAGCTCAAAAACAGGTACGCATCACAGTTGAATTTGATCTGTGATCGCAACAGGTTGTTGACGTAACTCGGCTTTGGCTCGCTAGTGCGGCCCATCGTCTTAACGTCAAACCGCATCCCAAAAGCCTCAAAGTCCACGCCACCATCAAACCCGGTGTCATGTTCCATCAAGGGTTTGCACAGCGCCAGGTTGACCATGTTTTGGCCGATCACCCCAACGAGCTGTTGTTCTGCGTTGCCATCGCTCCCATCGTTGCGGTGTCCCATCTTAATTTTCTTGGTAAACCGCCAGCTTTCATCAATAACGAATCGCGGCACGATGATGGAGAAGGGCATTGTTAATTCTCAACGTGAATCGGCTCGGGTAACGGGCCAATTCCCATCTCAATGCACTTGTTCTCAATGCCGTACAGGTACTCGGTGAATTCTTGCTTGGTCATGCGGGATGTTCGTTTTAAGGGCCGCAGACGCTTTCTGCCAAACCCTTCTATCGTCTCCCACCCCCAGATCTCCCCCAAGAAAAAGTCGTGTAGATCGTCTCGAGTGAAGCCTCTTAAGCTCTCGCCCGCCGCCTCCATGATCATGGGATAGACCACTCCAAAGAGATACCGCGACTGCTGATTGGTTTTCGGTTTTTTCCACTCGGTTACTTCAATAGACCACACACGGGCAGGGTCAAGCCCCTGCACCATGCGCGCCACCGCTGCCACCATCTGCGGCTCTGTGGTTCCCTTGGGGAAGATCCGCTTCACCGGCTGGCCTCAAGCCACTCGCGGCCATACTCGACATCCTGCCAATCCTTGAACCAGGGGCCACCGCGGGTGAAATGCACGGCGATCGGGTTCGGGCATTGGTCGCGGGTATGCCAGCCCTCGAGATAGTTCCAGCTAATGGGCAGCTCACCGATAACATCGTCGGACAGCCACTCAAAGCGGTGCAGATACATTCCCGATCGACGGTTCACCACCTCGGGCGTCAGAGCCTTGACTTGCTCATGCCCGCAGTTGATAAACATAAACGACGACCAGTTTTTACGGGGATAAACAGTTTGTACCTGACCATCCATCTTCGTGGTTTCGGTCGGCCGATAATCGTGTTTTACAAGAAAGGCCGCCTTGGCTCCGTCAACGTAATCCAATATCCCGGCGATGTCGCCGCGAAACAAAAAATCACAATCAACGAAAACGGCCCACCCGTTGTATCCGGCGAGATACGGCGTCAGGAACCGCGTGAAACTAAACTCGGTAGACGAGAACGGATCAAACTCCCGCCAGTAAAGATTATGTTCACGAAGCTCTGACTGTTTGATCGGCTGGATGTCCACCGGGATGGAGGCGTGACGCAAGATTGACTTGCGACACACCTGATAGGCGATGTCCTCGCGGCTATCCCACCCGACAAACACCCGCAGATCAGAAAGGGGTGTCCAGGTCATCCCAATTCCCCTCGTTGATTTCTGGCTTCTTGGTGGCCTGGCGCTGCGGCTCGCCACCGCGGGAGAGCTTGCCCTCGCCCTTTGGCTCAAACTTCAAGCTCATGTACCGATCGCCGCTTTTCTGGCTCGTCTTGATCCACGCAGAGATGTTGAAATCTACGTTGTCGATTACGCATGAGCCGCGGTAGTCGGGGCGCTTTGGGTTGTCACCCTTGGCGTTGTTCTTAAACAGGACGCCTTTTTGGTTCGGATCGTAATCAGGCACGGTTTTGCTCCTTGGTTATTTGAATGTATTTCTTGATGGCAGACCGTTCCTTGGCCGTCATGGCATCGGCGACGGCGATATACAGCTCATGGTCAGCGTTAATTTGTTCGTGAACGCCTAGCACCGCCAAAGCGATGTCTTTCTCCTCGGCGTCAAGATCAAACGCAGCGCGAAACTTTTTTACAAACAAGTCTCGTTCGGCGGGGTCAATATCTTTACCCATATCGCCCCTAGGGTCGTTGGTAAACCCCTTGCGCCCTTGGGCGGCCTCTGCGTCATCGTCCACCTGTGCAAGCCCAACAATGGCTGCTAATGCGTAACGGCGGGCATAAGTGATGCCAGAGCCTTGTGCTTGCGGGCTTAAGTCTTTTGCAAGAACCGGCAGATCGCTGCGTATCCATTCACCGCTGCTATGAGCCAACGTCGTTGACAGCATGGTTTGGCCGCTATCCCAATGCACATAAATGGTTTGAATAACGGCAAGGTTGTTTGCCGCTAACTGCTTACGGCAAGCGTCCCAACATGACGCAAGGTCAGCGTACTTGGACTTAAAAAACGGGTTGCTGCTGTCTTTCAGCGCACCCGTAATGTCGGCTTGGGCTTTGCTTAACGCGGCGGCCAATGCGCCTATGCTTTCACTCTGCATTTTGTTGTTCCTTTAGTTCTGTGAGAGCGGCACGGAGAGCCGCCAATGCTTCATCAAGTTCTGCTAATGCCTTATTACAGGCTTCAATACGTTCTTCTTCCTCTCGCTGTTGCATCTCGAGATCCTGTTGATGCCACCAGGTCATATCGTCATCGTCCATGAGCTGCGCGCTCCTCTTGTGGGGTGCAGCCGCCGTCGCCACAAGGGTCATTAATGGCGGCAAGTGCAAACAAAATGATTAGACCGATAAATTGCGGCCAGGGTGAGCGGCTCATCGTCCGTCATCCCACGGGCCGTTCTGCTCGGCATCGCGTGTGGCAATTTCCTCAAACTCAAAAATGGCATCTGCGCCAAGGTCGCAGATGTCTAACTTGATGTCGTGGTTGAGCGATGCGGCAACCTTGTCGTTGTCAAGGAAAATGCCGATCAGGTCGGCAGCCTCAAGGATGATGCCGCCATCTAGGTCTTGGGTGTACTCCACGCGCACCTCAAACTTGTTGTTAAGGGCGTAGAACGTACCGAAACCGTGGAATGTGTCTTTGCGTGGCATATCTATTGCTCCTGTCTGTGGTTTGTCAATCAACGAGGCATAGGATAGTTACCTTGACAGGCCATGTCAACCCCCCTATCCTCCCCTCCCATGAAACCGCAACAACTGATCAAGCAATACGGCTCTCAATATGCTGTTGCCAAGGCTTTTGGGGTTACCCGAGCAGCGGTGCAGCAATGGGTCAAGGCAGGCAAAGTCCCTGACGCAAGACGCTGGCAGTACGAGGCGGGCAAAGTTGCCCGTCCCCGTTAATGCGTTACGGAAGCGTTTGCAGCGGCGTAGAGGCGGCTACTGTGGCGTGGCATCCGTTGGGATGGCAAGCCGCTTGGTATAGCGAAATAGAGCCTTTCCCGTCTGCCGTACTTAAACACCATTACCCCACCGTCCCTAACTATGGGGACATGACCCAATACGAGGCATGGCCTGATGAACCAATCAACCTTCTTGTGGGAGGAACCCCTTGCCAATCCTTCAGCGTCGCAGGACTGCGAAAAGGACTGG